GGGGTGACGGCGGCCGGCCGGTCGGTGGTGTGCTGGGTGGCGACGGCCTCGGCGGTGGCGCGGTCGCGCTGCTCGGCGGCGGCACAGGACTGGCAGAGCTTCCAGCCGCGGACGGTGCGGAAGATCGCGTTGCGGGGTCCGGCGGGGCGTCCGCAGTAGAGGGTGCGGGTGCCGGGGCGGCGGTAGTGGCCGGTGGCCTGGTGTGCTGCGCCCTGTACGGCGTGGGTGTCCATGGGGGTTGCTCCCGTGGTTGGGGGCGAGGTGTGGAGCCTCGCCGGTACTCAGTACCGTACAGGGCCGGTACTGAGTACCGCAAGGAAGCGAGGGAAAGGGGCACCGGTCAACTCCCGGTGCCCCTAACGGTGTTCAGCTGGCAGCAGCCTCCAGCGCTACGAACAACCCGACCAGATCGGCCCCCGCCCACTCCCGGCGGCCCCGCGCGGACAGCAGCACGGGCGCGGTGCAGGCGCTGCCCGTCCCACACACAACGGTCGCCGCGGCCGGGTCCCCGCTCCGGGTGTACGCGGTAAGCGGGCCCCGGCAGTACGGGCACGGCCGGTCAAGCACGGTGGGCTGCCCGTCGCGGCCGAGCGCGCGCTCGACCCGGGCGCGGGCGCGGCGTGCGGTCGCCGTGATCTCGTCGGCGAGCAGCGGCCGGACCGGCGCGAACAGGTCGCCGGATTCCTCGCCGAGGGCGCGCCCTTCCAGCCATACGGCGGCCCAGTGCAGTCCGTACGCCCGGCTGCCCGGGTCGATGGGTGAGGCGTAGCTCCAGCGGGCGGGGTCGGCGAGGTCGGCAGCGTCGGGCGCCCACCGCATGAGCGTGGCGTCCGGGGTGCGGCGGCCTATGAGGTGGCGGCGCACGGGGCGCTGCACGGCGGCGGCCACGGTGTCGCACAACTCGAACAGCTCGCGTTCCGTCGTGGTCGCGGCGTCCAGCGCGGTGAGGTTGGCCGGGGCGGGGTGCTCACGGAGTACGAGCGGCAGACGGCCGACGGTCGGTTCGTCGTCGGGCACGGCTCCGAGCGCGCGGGAGTCGCGCGGGGGCCACTCGGCGCGCGGGGGCCGGCCGATCGCGGCAAGGAGGTCGCCCCACTGCTCACGGACGGCGGCGAGGTCGTCGGCGACCGAAGCGGCGAGGGGGGCCTCGTCGAGGATGTACCCGGCGGGCCGGATGCCCCCCATGTTGGGCAGGTTGGTCATGGTCACTGCTCCCGGCCGGTGATGGCATTGAAGTAGTCGGCGACGTGCTGGCGCGCTTCGGCGCGGCTGATGCCGGGGCCGACCATGGCGGCGATCAGCGCGTACATCGGGTGGTCGCGGCCGACGGGCCCCGGGGTACGGATGCCAGCGAGGGTCTGCTCGGCGGTCTTCGCGCGGCGCTTCCAGCGGCGGCGGGATGCCCGGGTGAGGCGGAGTTCGGCCGCGGTCCGGTGGGCGCGCTCGCGGGCGGAGTGCCACGCGGCGTGGAACCGCTCGGTGTCCGACTCGGCGACGCGGGCACGGTCTGCCCAGTGGGTCAACCATCCGCGTACCCTCTGCTGCTCGGCAAGGTGCGCGCGGGCGCGACGGCGGGCGGATCGCCACGCTGCCAGAGTGCGCACGGCGTCTCGGTGCACGCGGCTGAGCGCGGCCTCGGCATGCTCGGCGCGCGTCGTGGCGTCCTGCTCGGCGGTGCTGCGCCAGTCGCGGGCCCGTCGGCCGGCTTCGGCGGCGGGCAGGTGGTAGTGCGTGCCAAGTTCGGTCCAGGCGTCGGCGGCGGTGCGGGCGTGCTTGACCCGCAACAGGGTCTGCGTGGCGCGGTCGGCGACGCGTTCGGCTTCGGCGAGGGCCTTCTCGGCGTCGTCACGTCCGGCGCGGGCGTCATCGCGGCGAAGCTTCACGTCGTGCAGCTCGTTGCGGACGGCGGCGAGCTGCTGCTCAAGGTCAATGGCGCGGCGTTCGGCTTCGGCGCGCGCCTTCTCGGCCGCTTCGAGCCGGATAGCGATCCGCTCGGCGACGACGAGTCGTTCCTCGGCGTCGAGCAGCCGCTCGCCACTGCGGGTGAGCGTCTTCGCGGCGTACTCGGTGATCTCCTCGAACGGGGTCTCGGCCGGCCGGGCGAAGATCGCGGCGAGGGTGCGGCGGTGCCGGTCATACGCCTCGGCGATCTCCGTCATGGCGGCCTCGGCCTTCTCGGCGCGGGCGCGCCCGTCGGCCACGTCCTCGACCACGCCCCGGATCGGGCCCATGCCGGTGCGGCCGGTCGCGGCCTCGTGCATCTCGGCGATGGTCCGGCACGCGGCCTCGTGGTCGGCCTTGAATCGTTCGGCGTCCTGCTCGGCGGCCTCGGCGCGCTGCTGCCACGCGGCGGCGGCACTGTTGGCGAGGTGGACGGCGGACGCGTCGCCCTGCTCGGCGGCGTTGGTGCTGGCCTTCTCCTTGACGCGGGCGGCTATGGCGCGGGCCAGCCGGTCGCGGTAGATCCTGGCGTCCCGCTCGGCCGTCTCGGCGCGGGCGCGGAGCGTGGTGGTGCGGCGCTCCATGAGCCGCTTCGTCTCGGCGGTGACGGCGTCGGCTTCGTCGGCGCGGCGTTCGGCGGCGGCGCGGGCGCGCTCGGCAACGTCGAGCTGACCGGCGGCCTTGGTCAGGTTCTCTCCGGCGATGCCGTACGCGGCGGCGAGCGCGGGGCGGAGTCGTGCGAGGGCGGCCTCGGTGTCGTCGAGGGCCTGGCGGGCGGCGTCGAGGGGGATGGCGGTGGTCACGGCTGCGGCTCCGGGGCGGTGAGGTGGGTACGGTCAAGGGCGGCGATCGTCGAGCACGGGAACGGTGCAGGGCCGTTGTCGGGGCTGCCGTCGGCGTATCCGGAACAGTCGGTGCAGATGGTCCGGTCGTTGTAGGCGACCGCACTGTGCAGTGCGCGCACGCGGTCGAGGGTGACCTCGGCGGTCAGCGCGCGGCGTAGGGCCTCCTCGGCCCCGGCGAGCAGCGCCTCGCCGGTCTGCTGGCGGAGTGCGTCAAGGCGTCCGGCGTACGTGTCGGCGTCGGCCTGGCGCTGCGCCTCGACGGCCCGGTGCGCGAGCAGCTGCTCGCGGGCGTCGGCGGCGTCCTGCTCGGCCTCCTGGATCGCGGCGTGCGCGGCGTCGAGCTGACGTGCCTGGCGCTGCAAAAGGGCCTGCTGCCCGGCGAGCGTGCGGCGGAGGTCGGCATCGGTGGTGAGCAGCTGCTCGACGTGGGTGCGGAGGAGGGGCCGCTCGGTGTCGAGCAGGGTGTGACGGTCGAGGCGGGCGAGGAGGTGTTCCAGCTCGGCGCGGCGCTGCTCGCGGGCGGCGGCTCGGGCCTTCCGCAAGGCCATGGTGCGGCGGGCCATCAGCGGCCGTCCTCGGCGCGCACGGCCATGATGACCCAGCAGACGGCGGCGAAGGCCCAGCAGGCGGCGGCAAAGTTGTGGTCGTCGACGGCGTTGCCGATGGCGAGGGCGCTCGCGGCAATGGCGATCAGGAGGCGGGTGGCCTGCACGGTGGTGCTCCTGGGGGTGGTGGGGCCCGCCGTGGTGGCGGGCCCCGGAACGGTCAGCGGTGGGGCTGGGAGCCGCAGACGCGGCGGCAGGTGTAGCAGTAGTTCGGGTCTCGCTCGTCGCTCATTCGCGGGCCCGTTCGGCGAGACCCCGGCAGGTGGGGCAGTCGGGGGTGCACCCGGTGGGCTCGGTGCGCGCGAGGCGGGCGAGGGCGCGATCGCGTCGGCGGCGGCGCTGTCCGGCGGTGCCGAACGGAACGTCCATCCACAGCAGCGACGGGGAGCAGATCAGCCCGGCCCGGTGCGCCCAGTAGCGCCACCGGGGCCGGTAAGCGGGGGCCCTCATCGGCCGGCCTCGGCGTTCCGGGCGTTCGCCTCGGCGAGGGCGTCGGCGTCGAACGGCGGCTCGCCCACGGCGTCGGCCCTCTCGTCGAACCGGGCGGCGAGCTGGCGCAGGGCGTACGCGAACTCACGCGGGCTCATGCCCGGGTGGGCGGCGTCCACAACGTTGTCCCTGGTCGGCTCGGTGTCGTCGGTGGACGCGGGCCAGATACCGACGTAGGCGGCGGCGCTGAGACCGGCGACGGCAAAGAGACGGCGGTCGGCGCAGTGGATGTGTCGGGTGGTCATCGGGTGTCCTTCGGGGTGCAGTGGCCGGTGTGGCAGCGGGTTTCGCCGCTGGCGGCGTAGTGGACGTGGTGGCCGTCGGCGGCGAGCTGGTCGGCGGCCTCGCGGGCGGCGTCGGTGCGGCCGTACAGGCGGGAGTGGAGCAGCGTGACGGTGGGCGTCGGGGTCGGGGTCGGGGTGCTCATCGGCCGGCCTGCGTAGCGCGGTAGGCGCGGGTCCGGGCCTGGTGGGTGTTGTGGGTGCGCTGGCGGGTGCCGCTGTGGCTGGTGCAGAGCTGGCGGGCGGGGGCTTCGCACTGGGGGCACGGCACGGCCAACTGCGGGAACGCGAGCGGCTGCTCCTCGGCCTGGTCGTTGTCCTTGCCGGGGTCGACGAACTCGCGGTCGGGGTGGATGTACTCGGCGGCCCACGTGGACCAGCCGCGGGCCTGACCGAGTGCGGTGATCTGCTCGGCGAGCAGCCGGGCGTGCCGGTTGAGGTAGTCGGCGGCGATCTGCGGGGCGCGGCGGTGGGGGATGTCGTCGGCGATCTCGTCGACCAGAGACGCGATGGTGTCGGGGAACTCGGCGGCGAGGTGTTCGGTGTCGGCCTGGCCCTGCTCCAGCTCGGCGGCGTCGCTCTCGCGCAGGCTCGCAATGGCCTCGTCGTAGCCGTCCCAGTTGTCGACGCCGTGCGCTTCGAGGGCGGCAAGCTCTGCGGTGCTGTGCTCCAGCTTGGCGAGGCGGTCGCGGAGCCGGTCGTTTTCCGCCCGCAGGTCGTCGCGCTCGATGGCGGTTGTGGCGTACAGGCGGACGGCGTGCGCGGCGCGGGCCTCCCACGTCAGCCCGGTCGGCTGCTCCGTGGTCGAGGTGAGCCCGGCGAGGCGACGCAGCAACTTCACAGCGTCGCCGCGGCCGGGGTCGCACTCGTGATCCTGGGGCAGGGCGGCGATCGCGTCGGCCCCGCCGAGGAGCGCCCCACGGCGTACGGCGGCCTCGGTGAACGGGTCAAGGCGCGGGGGTTCGTCGGCAGCCATGATGGGCGTGGGCGGACCGGCCTCGGCACCGGTCAGCCACGCGGCCGGGGCGGGGTGGTCGAGGGCGGCAACGCGATCGGTCACGGCGGAGCGGCGGGCGGCGTCTCGGCTTGCCTGCACGGCGGGCGTGGGGTCGGGCTGGGTGTTCATGGGGTCCTCTCGAATGTGGAGCGAGGGAGGGCGTGGGTTGCTCACGCGCGCGGCGAGCGGTGCGACCGGTCGCCGCGCGGGGAAGGTCAGAACGGGACGTCGTTGGGGTGCTGACCCCACTTGCCGACTTGCTGGCCGGTGCTCCACTGGTCGCGGGCGGGCTGCTGTGTCCCGTATCCGCCGCTGTTGGGCTGCTGCTGGGACTGACGGCCGTGGTTGCCGTTGGTCTTCGTGACGGCGGCGGTGGCGCCCTTGAGGGACGGTCCGACTTCCTCGGCCTCGATCTCGTACACGGTGCGCTTGACGCCTTCGCGGTCCTCGTACGAGCGCTGTTTCAGGGCGCCTTGGACGATGACGCGCATGCCGCGGGCGAGTGATCCGGCGACGTTTTCGGCGAGGGAGCGCCAGGCGGTGACGGTGAGGAACAGGGACTCGGCGTCTTTCCACTCGTTCGTCTGGCGGTCGAACGTGCGGGGGGTGGATGCCATGCGGAACTTCGCGACTGGGTGGCCGGCCGGGGTGAACTTCAGCTCGGGGTCGTCGACGAGGTTGCCGACGATGGTGATCACGGTTTCGCCTGCCATCAGGCGGCCTGCCTTTCGGGGGTGGTGGTGCGTGCGGTACGGGCGGCGCGGGCGGCGGAGTTCTTGCAGCGCCTGCACTTCCGGGTCCCGTTGCGGGCCCGGATGGTGTTCTCGGCGTCGAATTCGTGGCCGCGGTGACATGCGGTCTGGGCAGCGCGCAACGCAACGTGGTTGGTGCTGGCGAGGAGGTTCACGCGGTGTGTGACGGCTCGGAGGTGGCTCGGGCGGACACAGGCGCGGTTGCGGCAGCGGTGGTCAACGTCGAGGTGGGCCGGGAGCGGGAGACCGGCGAGCCGGTACGCGTAGCGGTGCGCCTTGACGGTGCGGCCGAACCAGAAGGTTCCGTAACCCTTTTCGTTGCGGGACCCGTCCCACTCGTGGCAGCGGCCGGTGACCCCGCGCACGAGCGAGAGGGGGCCGTCGAACCGGACGCGGGACCAGTAGCGCCATGCGGCGGTTGGGCGGGGCCTGGGCGGCATGGGCGGGTCCTTCCGGTCTGAGCGACGGCTCACAGTTCATGAAACGTACGTACGTTTCTGGAGAGAAACGTAGCACGAAGGGGGATGCTCGATCACCGGTGCGCTGCACCCCCCTTCGTGAGGGGCTACGCGGCCCGTAGAGCGGCTGCGATGACGTCGGGGGCGGCGATGGTCCACCCGGCGTCGCGGAGGTCGCGCACGGCCCTGCGGCCTTGCTCCTCGGGGGTGTTGGTCGGGTGGTCCCGGATCGTGGCGGCGATGATCGCGGCCACGGCGTCGGGGATCACCGCTGGCTGCCGGTGATGTGGCGGGCGGTGGTCTGGCCGGTGGCCTGGCGGGCGATCGGCGGGCGGCGCATCAGGGCGGCGAGGTCGTCGCGCTCGGCGGCGATGGCGAGCACGGCGGCGGCCCGGTTCGCCTCGGCCTGCCGGTCGTAGTCGGCGCGGTGCCGTGCGTCGCGGGCGGCGGCCTCCGCCTCGTCGCGGGCGGCCCGGTCGGCGGGCGTCATGCGGGCTGCTCCTCACGGGTTGTGCTGGCGGCGCGTTCTTCGGCCTCGGCGACGATCGCGGCGGCGCGGGCGTTGCCGCCTACGGAGCCCTTCCACATGCGGTGACCGGGCAGGCGGTGCATCGCGGCGAGGAGGTCCGGGAACTGGCTGACGAGCGCCAGGCGGCGGGCGTTCTCGTCGCGGCCGGCCCGATGCCCGGCCTTCATCCGGCGCACCAACTCCTCACGCTGCTGGGTCTGCTGCGGGGTCTCCGGGGCGAGGGAGGCCGGGCCAATCGCGCGGAACGTCACCGCGGGCTGCTCACCGGACAGAACCGCGCGCATCGACCCACGGACGGCGGCGAAATACTCGCGGCCGGGAGGGGCGTCCGGATCGATCTCCGGGTGGAGCTCTGGCTCGAACGTCCCAGCGTGGCGACGGATCAAGTCCGCCTGAAACGCGTACCACGGGCGACTGACATCGGACGCCTTGATCGGATACGGGCTGCTCGCGATGTGGCGGCGCACCACGTGCGACGCGTCCCAGTCGTGGCCCTCCGGGTGCGGGGCCCGGGGCTCGACATCCAGCAGCACATCCGCCCACGCGTCGAGGCGTTCAAGGACGGCCTCCTGCGTCGTCGGGGCCCGGCCCGGGTCGAGCTTGTCGACGTAGGCCAGCAGCGCAGCAACATGAGCACGGATCATCGGACGTTCTCCTGCGGGTCGTTCTCGACGGCGGCGGCCATCCACGCGGCGGCCTGGGCGGCACGGCCGAGCGGGCGCGGGGCGTTCGGGTTCAGCGGGATCACAGCGGCACCGGCAGCCGGACGGCGGATGTCCGAAAGCGCGAACTGGAGCGTCCCGCCCGTGACCGGCTTCGAGGTCTGGCCGAGCCGGTCGAGCGCGGCAGCCAGCAGCTCCGGAGCCAGGCCGTTGCCGAGAGCATCCTCGACCGCACGGTGTACGGACTTCCGGGACTGCGCCGTCCCCCGGCCGTACGACGACCACCACTCATCGACCAACGCGGCTGCTGCGCCCTTCCCCCCTTGGGGGTTAGGGGGTGTACCTCCGAAGGAGGTACTACGGGACGGGTCGGGTCGGGGGGACCGTGACGGGTCCACACCGTCACGCTGTGACGACCCCTCCTGACCTGCGAAAAGATCCGGAAACGCGATGTTTTCCGAACCACTTTCGAGATTTTCGGCCGATCCTTCACCCGCGAAAGAGTCGCTTTCGCGCGGCTGATCAGAGCGATTACGCGTCTGGTTCTGTCGCTCTGCCGCCTTTTCGCGGGCTCGACGCTGACGGTCGGCGGCTTTCGCGCGGTCCTTCTCCACGGCCGATTTGGTCGGGTTGTAGACCAAGAAGTCGTGCATCACGTAGTCGCCCTCGGCGGGCTGCGGGCACCGGGGGCAGGCGTGGCCGGCCGCGTGCCAGAGACCGGCGGCGACCAGCTTCCGGGCCTGGGGCGCGGTGCCGTAGAGCTGGGCGACGACACCGGGAACGGTGCCCTCGGTGAGATGCTGCGCGGCGTACGCCCCCGCACGCATCCACAAGCCGACAGCGGGGTTACCGGCCTTCAGCAGCTTCGGGTGCGCGTGGGCGGTGTCGTCCACTTTGAACCATGGCACTGGGGTTGTGCTCCTTGCTCGGGGGGTGGGCGCCGGGGGCGAGGGGCGCGGCGGCTCGTCCTCGCCCCCGGGCCGTCAGGGGGGGGCTAGATGTCGAACAGGAGGCCGCGCTCGGCGGCTGCGTCGGGGCGGTGGCACCGGCAAGGACAGCGCCACCGGCACGGCCGACCAGCGCGGTGTACCTCGGCGAGGACATTCCCTGCCCGGTCGGTGAGGTAGGTGTCCGGGTCTCGCCGCTCGTACCACTCGGGGTGCCTGCGGTAGCCGCACTGGTCGTGTCGGTCGGCGTCGCAGTGACCTGATGGCCCGTACTGGCAGGCGCAGAGTGCGAGTGTCGGGCCGAAGCTGGCGAGCACGCGGTGAGTCAGGGCATGTGCCCGCACCCAAGCGCCCTCGTCCGGCGTCATGACCGCGGGGCGGAGAGAGAGCGGCGGCAGCAGCGTTACGGTCACGCGGTTGACCTCCTCGGCTGGTAGTACGGGCGGGTGTTGCCGGGCTGGTGGTCGTCGCACCGGGGACCGCACGGGTACGGGCGGGTCGGGAGCGCCCGGCACGGCGGGTTGCCGTCCTCGCACGGGCGCGGCGGGCGCTCGACCTCGACGGCGAGCTGTCCGGGCACGGCGGCGGGCGGCGGGGTGTCGAGGTGGCGGCGGGCCCGGTCGAGGCGGGCGGCGGCCGTCATCAGAACGCGCCCGCCCGGCCCACGGCATCGAGCACGTGCTCGGCGTGGTCCAGCTCGGCGCGGCGGAGACCCGCCCCGGCCCGCTCCAGCTCGTACAGCACGTCGGACATGGGGTAGTCGTCGCCGTCGGCGGCGAGGCGGGCCAGGGTCTCGCGGGTGGCGGCGAGCAGCTGCTCGACCTCGACCAGGCGGGCGACGATGGCGACGGTGAACCCGGCGACGAGACCGGCTGCCACGGAGTCGCGGGAAGTGTCCCGGGCGGCGGCCACAGCTTCGCCGATCAGCTCGGGGGCGGCCGGGTGGCATCCGGCGATCTCGTCTGCGATCTCGGTCCGCTCGCTGGGGGTCATGAGGGTGATGCGCATGGTGGTCCTTCCGGGGCCCGCCCGGTCGAGGCGGGCGGGCCCTGAGGGGTGGCTACGCGGCGGCCGGCTGATCGTCGGCCGGGGCGGCGGGGAGGGCGGGCGGCGCGTCCGTGCTGATCAGCCCGGCGGCGATCGCCTGCGCGGCGAGTTCCCGGCCGTCGAGCGGCTGCGACTTGGTCGAGCGGGTGAACAGCCACCGGAAGTAGGCCCGGCGCGTGGGCCGGATCGCGACGCCCGGCACGGTGTGCACGACGCCCGACTTAGGGTCCGCGTACTCCGGGCCGTTGGCGGCGCTCACGGAGGCCAACACGCGGTCCACGAACGCGTCATCGACCACGGTCACGGTGCTGGCCGGAACGATCTTGAAGTTCCAGAACTCCGGGTACGTGTCCCGAACCCACGCGGTGAACGCCTCGCGGTCCGTCACCTGCGCCTCGGCCTCGCCACCGACGCGGGTCACGGTCGCGAACTTCGTCTCGCCGTCCGGGAGCGTCACCTCGGCCTTCGTGCTCTTGGTGGCCTTGTACTGCTGCGCGAGCAGCGCGGACGCGTCGGCGTCGACCTCGGCGAACATGGCCTTGGCGCGGTCGAGCTGGGCGGCCATGGCCTGCCGGTGCCGGAGCACGGCGGCGAGGTACGCCGGGTCGGGGGCTTGCGGCTTCGGCTCGACGGCGGTCACTGGGCACCCCCGGCGGCCTCGATCTTCGCGCGGAACGTGTTGAGCTGCTGGGCGGTCGCCTGCTCCAGGGGGATGCCGTAGACGGTCTGGAAGTCGGCGTCCAGGGTCGGGAGGTTGGCGCGGGACGCGGCGAGCCGGAGCGCGTTTTCGGCCTCGGCTGCCTCCTCCGCCGGGTCCTTCGCCCGCTCCATGCGCGGGGAAAAGTCCGGGGCCGTGCGGTGCACTTCGTTGGGGTGCCGGTGGCCGTCGTCGTGCGGCGTGGCCTGCTGGCCCTGCTGCGCGGCCTGGCGCTTCCGGGCATCGATCGCGTCGAGGCGGGCCAGGAACTCGGCCGGGGCTCCGTTCTCGGCGGCGGCGGCGCGAATCTTCGCGAACTGATGCGGGTTGTCCGCCCGCTCCGCCTCGGCGAGGTAGTCGCGGCGCTGCTGCTGGGCCGGGGCCTTCTGCTCCCACGGGCCGGGCTCGGCCCGGTCGCTGCGGCGCGGCTGCTGCCCGCCCTGCTGGCGCTGGTTCCGCTGCTGCCCCTGCTGCTGGCGCTGTCCGCGCTGCTGCTGGCGCTGCTGCCGCTCGGCGCGGTGCCCCGGGGTCGGCTCGACCGGGGTGTCACGGTCGCCGTCGTCTACCGATCGGCCATCCACGGGGATCATGAAGAGGGTAAACAAGAGGTACTTGAGCGCGGCGGACTGGGCCTTGTTCGTGGCCTTGTCGGCGAAGTCGCTCGCCTCGCCGGGCACTTCGGCGATCAGGCAGTCACCCGCGGGCCCGTAGACGTGATACCGCATGGTGATCGTGACGTGTGTCATCTTCTCGCCGCGCCGCTCGGCGTGGTGCGCCGCGATCGTCGGCAGGATGAACACCCCGTGCGCGCGGAGCGGGCCCGCCATGGCGGACATGACGTCGTCGATGCCGCGGAACTTGTAGCGCTGCTGAGTGTTCTCCTGATCCTTCGCGACCGGCGTCACGTCACACATCACGGCGGCGATGGCCCCGAACACATTGGGCGTGCCCTCAGCGGGGCCGAACGGGGCGGGCTGGTAGGTCGGCGAGGCGAGCGCGGCCGTCGTTGTAGCCGGAGCAGGGGGCAGGGGCAGGGTGGCGATGGTCATGCCCGGCGGGCCTTTCGGGGGTGCAGGCGGATGAATCCGGCGATCTTGGTCAAACGGGTGGCGAAGGTGATCGCGTCGTCCGGGGTGAGCAGCGGGTCCCGCTGCACCTCGTCGGGCAGCTCGCCGAGCAGCGCCTCGCGGGTGCCGTCGGCCTCGGCCGCGCGCATCGACCGCTCGTGCTCCGGCATGTCCTCGGAGCACTCGGCGTAGTCGAGGGCGAGCACGCGCACCGCGTGCCCGGTGAGCAGCCGGCCGACCGCTTCGGGGTCCTCGGTGTAGGCGACGGCGAGGGCGTCGACCAGGGGCACGAGCAGCTGCTCGCCGACGGGCAGGCGGACGCGGTCACCGGCGGCGGTGATGCCGGGGCGGATCACAGGGTCACCGGCGCGGTGTCGGTGCCGAGCGCGGCCGGGGCGGCGGGGGTGGCGTCGACCATGCACCCGGACTGCACGTAGTAGTCGTGGGCGGTGTCCCGGGCGGCGGGGAACGCGCGGCGGAGCAGACGACCGGCGGCGCGGTGCGCCTCGGCGTCGCCGACCGCGATCGGCTGCGCGAGGTCGTTCAGCAGCATCACGTGCGTGCCGTGCGCCCCTGCGGTCGTCACCGGCACCATGCAGACGACGGCGACGCCGGGGGCGATCTGGTCGAGCTGGCGGCGGAGGACCCCGGCGCGGGTGACGTGGCGGCGGCCGGCCTGCCCGCCACGGATGGCGAGGGCGGCGCGGAGCGGGCGGCGGGTACTGTGCTGGGTGTTCACGAGTCGTGTCTCCTCACGGGTCGTGTTCGGGCCGTCCCGGGCGCAATCCGGGGCGGCCCGAAGTTGTTTTCAGGCGGCGCGGGGGGCGGTGTGCTGCTGCCGGTGGCGTCGGGCGTACCGGGCTTCGGCGATCTGGAGCCGGGCCTCGGTTTCGGGGGCGAGGCGGCCCTCGGCGCGGTCGCGGGCGATCCGGTCCAAGGCCCGGTCGAGAACGGTTCGGGCGTTCCGTATGGCCTGCTCGCGGGGGATGACGGCGCTGTTCATGCGGCGGCCGGGGCGAGCAGCTGACGGGCGGGCACTCCGTATTCGCGCTCGACGGCGGCAGCGGTGAGGGCGGACGGGGCGGTGCGTCCGGTCCACAGCCGCCACGCGGTGGCGCGGCTGACTCCGAGGCGCTGGCCCATCTCCTCGTAGTGCTGGTCACCGCGGGTCTGGGCGGCGGCGAGCAGCGTGGTGCGGTCGTACGACATGGCGGTGCATTCCTCTCGGCGGCGAAACGTATGTTTCACGAGAGAAACGTAGCACGTCTGCAACGTGGATCGAGAGAGCTAGCGGAAACCGGATCTCCGGTCTGGTTTACAGTTCCTTCACAAGCGAAGACGCTTGACGCGTACGATGGGGCGCGAGACGATCGATCGAACGTTCGAGCAAATTTACACAGACGGGGGGTTTTGTCATGCTCTGTCGACCAAGTTTCGGCCGATGGGCGAGACCGAATAGCCGTACCGTTTCACGCGAGATACGTTTCACTCATGAGACGACGGACGCCCCACGAATTCGCCAGCTGGCTTCACGACCAGCTCACCGCCCGCGGCTACTCCCTGAGCCCCCGCGGAGGCGGACAGGCACGCTTCGCTGAAGCGGCAGGAGTCAGCAAGGCGACCGTCAGTCGCATCCTGCGCGGAGAAGGCAGCACTGACATCAGCGTCCTGGAGAAGATCGGCCAGGCGCTCGGCGTCCGACTCGGCGTCATCCTCGTAGAGGCAGGCGTCATCGACCCCGACGAACTCGGCGGGGCGCAACGACCACAAGGCCACATGACGGCCGACGAAGCGGCCGACGAACTCGGCATCACAGACCCCACCGCACGCCAGGTGTTCCGGGGGGTCGTCGACACACTCACACCACCCGGTGACCCCACCGCCGGATAGCGCAGCGCCATCACGGAGGGCACATGCACATGCACATCACCCCGGCCACCATCGTCATCGCGGCCGGAGTCGCCATCGGTGCCCACCTTCTGATCGCGCGTCGGGTCACCCGCGCGACCGCCACCGAAGCCACCCCCCAGCAGCTGACCGACGCGCACCGCGCCGGGTACGCCCTCGCACTCACCCACGTATCGCGCGGCCTGCTCACGGCCGCGCCGGAGGAGCCGTGACACCGCAGCAAGCACCAGCCACCTTCCAGGGCTCGCCCGTCGACGACACCGACGGCGAGCCCTGGCTCGGTTACATCCGCGTGTCGACCTGGAAAGAGGAGAAGATCAGCCCGGAGCTTCAACGCACGGCGATTGAGGCGTTGGCCAGACGTACCGGGCGCCGCATCGTCGGCTGGATCGAGGATCTCGACCAGACCGGCCGCAACTTTAAGCGCAAGATCATGAAAGGCATCGCCGCCGTAGAGCGCGGCGAGGCCAAGGGCATTGCCGTCTGGAAATACTCGCGTTTCGGCCGGACCCGTGACGGGGTTCCGGTCAACCTTAAGAGACTGGAGGACGCAGGAGGACAGCTTGTTTCGGCGACCGAAGAGGTTGACGCCCGCACGGCCACGGGCAGGTTGCAGAGAGGCATTCTGTTCGAGTTCGCAGCCTACGAGTCCGACGTGCGCGGTGAGCAGTGGCGGGAGACCCACGACCACCGCCGCTACAAACTGCACCTGCCCGCCACCGGCCGGCCGCGCTTCGGGTACGTATGGACACCGCGCCGCGTCCCCGACGCCACCTCCCCTACCGGCTGGAGGCTCCAGGAGGAGAGCTACAAGGCGCACCCCGAAGCGGGGCCAGCCGTGGCCGACTGCTACCGGGCCTATGTCGACGGGGACACGTTCTACGAACTCGTAGGGCAGATCAACGCGGCCGGCCACCGCACGGTGCGCGGAGGGCTGTGGACTGTGCAAACCCTCATCCGCTATATGGACTCGGGATTCGCCGCCGGGCTCCTGCGCATCCACGATCCGGCGTGCACCTGCCCGCAGGAGAAGCGCAGCAACTGCACGAGCGCCGCATTCATCCCCGGCGCTCAGGAGGAGCTGATCAGCGCGGAGGTGTGGCAGAGCTACCGCGATCGGCGCGAGGAAATGAAGAGGACACCCCCACGCGCGAGGACCCCTCTTTACACCCTGACGAATCTCATCAAGCACGGTGACTGTCAGGGCACGATGCCAGCGCAGAGCGCCGAACGGGTCATCGAGGGAGAGACAGTGAATGTGCTGGGCTACTCCTATGCCTGCGGTCGCAGGCACAACACCGGTCGCGCGGGGTGCGTCGGCATCTGGACGACACGTGAGCACCTTGAAAGGCTCGTGCGCGACTGGGTGGCTGATGAACTGGCCGACGACGTTGATGAAAGTCCGTCGGTTCCTGTGCCCCGCAGCCCCGCCCCCGACCCTCGTATTACCGCGGCCCGTGAGCGGGTGCGGTTGGAGGCCGAGGCCGCGAAGCTTGCGCAGGCGCTTACCAACCTTCGCGCGGACCGCGCTATGAACCCCGACGACTACGGGCCTGGAGAGTACGAGTCCGCCCGCGACAAGATCCGGGAGCAGCAGAGAGTGAACGTCGCGGCGATGGAGCGCGTAGCTAGCGTCGAGTCCGCTCCCCACCGCAAGGACTACGAGCCCCTGCTCGTCGGGCTGCTGGATGCGTGGAACGACATGAAGCCGGTGGAGAAGAACGCCCTGCTCAAGCAGGTGCTCCACCGCGTCGCAGTCTTCCGCAGGGATGACGCGGTTGTAATCGAGGCGCACCCCGTATGGAAAGCTGACCCCTGGGAACCTCGCGGGTAGGAGGTCTCTGGAACCGACACCTCTTTAGGGGCATGTTTTGTACACAGTGACCAC